ATTCTTGATGATGTTCGCATGTTGGAAAAAATGAAACTTGCTGACTTAGCCGCACTTGATGGAACTATTAGTCAAGTCAGATTGTGGACGGTTGGTGACTTCGATCAGAAGATCGTCCCCACTAAAGCTGGACTGGAAAAGATTAGAAATATTCTTGCCAGTAATGTTGGCGGTGGTACAATGGATTTGGTTTGGGGTCCAGAACTCAAGTTTACCGAGAGTAATTCTCAGGCATATAAATTCTTAGGATCTGAAAAGTATCAGCCAGTTCTTACCAGTATTTATGCAGGTCTTGGAATTCCTCCAACTCTTACAGGTGCTTCCGGTAACAATGGCGGCTACACCAATAACTATGTTTCGCTAAAGACCTTGGTAGAAAGACTGGAATATGGTCGTGATGTCTTGGCTAGATTCTGGAAACAGGAAATTGAATATGTAAGAAGGGCTATGGGCTTTAGGCTTCCTGCTCAAATTCATTTCGACTCCATTGTATTGTCCGACGAGTCTGCACAAAGAAAGTTACTAATGGATTTAACAGATAGAGGAATTCTCTCAGATGAGACTTTGTTAGAAAGATTTAGAGAGCTTCCCGGTATTGAAAAGGTCAGAGTCAAAAGAGAGCAACGTGAAAGACTTAATGAAGAATCTCCAAACAAGGCTGGTCCTTACCATAATCCTCAACACAAGGAAGATATTGCAAAATTGGCACTTAACAAGGATGCTCTCAATAAAGAAGAGTATCTAGAACAGCTTGGACTTCCTCCGGTTGAAGTCGAAGAAGTTTCTGAGCCAAAGACCGCTATTCCTGAAAAGGAAACGCCAGATGTGGTCAGAGAGCCCGGAAGACCAGAGTTCTCAAGAGACACTGAGCCTAGACAACAAAGGCGTGTTATCCCTAGAAGCACCGAGCCCACTGCTGCAATTCTCTGGGGAATCGAAGCTCAGGAAAAGATTTCCAGTTTTATCACTCCTGCTATCTGCGAGCACTTCGGTAGAAAAAATGCTACAGCTTTGAGCAAGTCACAAGTTGACGAATTGGAGTATCTAAAGCTCTGCATCTTTACTGGAATGGAGCCAATGATTGAGGTAACTCCAGAAATTATTCAAGAGGTTTTAAATCAAAAAACAAACCCAAGCAAAGCCTTTTTGAAAATCGTGGACGACAAAAAAACCTCGTTTGAAACCATCAGGCAGAAGAAGATAAACGCATCTGAAATGCGGCATATTTATGCTTCGTCGTTCGCGGAAATTTTCTGCGAATCGACAAAATAACTAAATTAAACCTCGGTTTTACTTTTTTGTGTATTACTTCTCACGGAGGTCAAATATGCCATTAAATAATATATACGATTTTGAAATCAAAGACGGTCTAGAAGAAAAGTTGCAGAATAATTCTGTGGCTTGTCTTGCTATTGCCGAGACGGATGAAGCTCCCAAAAGTGAGTCCGTAGAGAAAATTCAAAAGATATTAGCACAAAACTTAGACAGTGGTGAACTCGCTGTTGCAGAAAATAAAAATCAAATTGACTTGTTTTACTTGAAGTCGATTTTGGTTAGCACTGGCTGGAACAAGAACGATGATGTTTTCGATCCAAAAGAACTTTGGGACGCTAGAAATACTCCCGAAGATAAGCCATTTAATTTTATGCATGACGAGAAGGACATAATTGGCCATATTACTGCAAACCAAATTGTTGATTTTGATGGGAATCCATTAAGCGATCAAGATGATGACGTTCCAAGTCAGTTCAATATTCTCACTTCTGCCGTAATCTATACTGAGTGGTCTGATCCTGAGCAACGTGAAAGAATGAAGAAAATCGTTGCCGAGATTGAGGAGAATAAATGGTTTGTTTCTATGGAGTGTTTGTTTCCTAACTTTGATTACGCATTAAAAAACAGCAAAGGGGAAACGAAGGTCGTACAACGCGACCAAGCATCCGCATTTTTAACAAAGTATTTAAGATCATACGGAGGTGACGGAAAGTATGAAGACTACCAAGTGGGAAGACTGTTACGAAACTTATCGTTCTCTGGTAAAGGCTTAGTTTCCAAACCTGCTAACCCACGAAGTATTATTCTGGAAGGAAATGATTTTTTTGATGAATCTCAATCTAAGGTTTTAACTTTATCTTCACTAAAGGAGAATGATATGTCAGATGTAGATAAGCAGGTCGAGGATCTGCGGGCAGAGTTGGCAGAAGCGAAAGCTGCCAATGAAGCACTTAAAGAAAAAGTTGTTGCTGAACAGCAAGCTGAATTTGAAACAAAGATTCAGTCACTAGAAGCAACTATTGCAGAGCAAGCTGAAAAGTTGGCCGAGCAAACTGCTGCTACCGAAGCTGCTGAAGCTGCTAAGGTTGCTGCCGAAGAAGCTCTCGCTTCCAAGCACGATGATATGGAAGAGAAAATGAAAGAGCTTCGAGAAATGAAGAAAAAGGAAGCTATGATGAAGCGTAAAGCACAGCTTGAAGAAGCTGGCATGGATGCAGAAGAAGCTGTCGCTGCTGTTGAAGAATTCGACGCTCTCGATGATGACATGTTTGCCAAAGTTGTCGCTATGTACGGCAAGAAAAAGGCCATGAAAAAAGACGAAGCGATGAAAGAAGAAGAAGCGATGGACAAGAAGAAAGCGATGGATAAAGAAAAGGCTTCCGAAGAAGTTGATTCGGCAGAAGCGAGCGAAGAAATTCTGGAAACAGTAGAAGAGCCTTCTGAAGTTGCTATCGCGGAAGCGATGGGCGAGGAAGATCCTGCTGAAAATCTTAGAGCCGTTGCAAGTGATTTCATCGGTTCATACCTCAAATCGTCCAAAAAGTAATTTTTATTTTCTAAAAAGGAGAATCTATAATGGCTCTTAAACAAGACAGATCTACTCTGCAAACTGACATTTCGTTCTTCATGAATGAAGTTGCAGAACGAGGGGGCGTTGCCGCTCTCAGCACCGCTGGTAGTGGTGCATCTTTGGACAATGGTGCAGCATTGGTTACATACGCTGCTGATCCATCTGGTGCGGTTCCTCTTGGGTTGCTCGTCAACGACATGGTAAACATCGACTTGACTCGTCAGCACTTGAACCAGCACAAAGACGAAGTTCAGAAGGGTGGAAAAGTTACTCTTCTCAATAAAGGTTGGGTTGTTACCAACGCTCTCGAAGGAGAGCCAAATGGTGGTGACTTGGCTTACCTCGGTCACAGCGGAAACTTGGCTACGCCAACTGCTGCTGCTGGCACTGATGGTGGTCAAGATCAGCCTGCCGTTGGTCGTTTCTTGAGCGATGTTGACCAGTACGGTTACGCTAAAGTTTACATTGACCTGCCAAACAACTAATTTTAAAAATCTAAAAGGAGAAGAATAATATGTCCATTGAAAGACCTACTCCAGAATTCGTAGAACTGCTTAAACGTTCTGGCGATTCTGATAAATCAGTTGCCACACAAGCACAACGAGAGCTTGCAAAGGCATTAGAACTTCCTCTTCGTGAGGGCGTTATGTTTGGCGACGTTGTTCGCGGAATCTATGAGGCGATGCCTTTGGCTCCCGGAGCAACTCCTGAGTTCCCATTGGACCTCTTGGCACCGGGAACTGAAATTGATCACGTTGCTTTCACTAATCCGGGCAACGGACGTATTCCTGAGCGACATGTCGAAGGTGATTACGTCATGATCAACACTTACGGCATTACTTCGAGCATCGACTTCTTGCTCAAGTACGCTCGTGAGGCTAACTGGAATGTTGTTGGTCGTGCTATGCAAGTTCTTGAGTCGTCCTTTGTTAAGAAAATTAACGATGACGGATGGCACACTTTGCTTGCTGCTGCTGTTGATCGTAACATTTTGGTTTACGATGGCGATGCTGGTGCTGGTCAGTTCACCAAGCGACTTGTTAGCTTGATGAAGACCGTCATGCGTCGAAACGGTGGTGGTAACAGCGTTACCGCTCCCGGTCGATTGACTGACCTTTACATGTCACCAGAAGCTATCGAAGACATCCGTAACTGGGGTGTCGATCAGCTTGACGAAGTTTCTCGTCGAGAAATCTACGTTGCTAACGACGATGGTCCTGCTATGACCCGTGTATTCGGTGTCAACTTGCACGACTTGTTTGAGTTCGGTGACGGACAAGAGTATCAAGAATACTTCATCAACGACCTCGGTGGCTCGATTGAAGCATCCGACGTTGAGTTGGTTATTGGTCTTGATCAAAGTGCTAACGACTCGTTCGTTATGCCTGTCAAGAAGGAAGTTGAGATCTTTGAAGATCCTGCACTTCACCGTCATCAGCGTCAAGGCTATTATGGCTGGGCTGAGATCGGATTCGGTGTTCTTGATAACCGAAGAGTTATCGCTGGCTCGTTCTAAGAACAACCGCGATAGATTATTTGGGGAAGCCGCTTCGGAAGAGGCGGCTTTTTTTTCGTTAATTGTGTATAATAGGACAAGGCATCGTGATTACAATAATATCGAGATGGGAAAAATTTCAGATGGAGGCGGATCTTGAGTGGCGAATTTGGAGACAATTAGGCGGTGCTTTTAATGTAGATCATTTCATATTTACTCCAGAGGTTAATTCTGTGAATTCTTCTAAAATCACACAATGTTCTTCAATGCAGGAAGCATTAAGCCTCGCTACTGGAACTCTGGTTTTTCTAGAACCTTGGGCAAAACAAAGCATTACACAGATCCCCAAGTCAGAAGATTACACTTTAATTCTAAGTGACACTTCTCAAAACAATTCTAAGTTTTGCACTTCGGAAAATTCATATAGAATTTGCACACCAAACAGGACTGATATGTTTGGATTTAATGCCGCTTCAATCACACTTTCTCATCTTTGTGGGGTTGCATAATGAGTGTTGATAATAGAACACAATTAAATAATTGCGAAACTTTTGCAAACGGTTGGACCGCTGCTGCTCAGGGTGGTGACAACACTACCACTGGTCAGTTTTACGAGGGTACTGGTTCTATCGAAGCACAACATTCAAACTCTGATGAAGAAACTTTTACAGTTCAAGACAGTGGTGGAGCGACTTTTAACCTTGACTTATCAGACAGTACCGTTTACGTTTTGATTAAAGACAACTTAGTTGATACTTTTGCAAATGGTGGTGTGCAATATATTATTGGTGATGGCTCAAATAGAATTGGTTATGATGTTGGCGGTAACGATGCCGTTGGTCTAACCCTTAAAACAGGTTTTGCTAGTTATAGAATGGATGTTTCCGCAGCGGCGGCTGCTCCCGGTGGAAATACTGCCTACTCTGGGACTGAGGCAGGATTAAATCAAGCTACTGTATCAGAGATTGGATATGGTTCGCTTCACTTGGCTAAAGCTGTTGGTAATGTGCCAAACGTTTTTATTGATAATATTACCTATATCGCCAACGACTCGTATGCTCTAACTATTAATGGTGGAACAGTAGGAACTCCAGAAACCATGTCTGACGTTGCTGCTGACGATATTACAAATGGTTGGGGTATGATTGGAAGTCCACTTGGTATGCAGTATCTTTTCGGTGCTCCAACTGAATGGGGAAATTCTGCCGCTACTGCGGATTCTTATTTTCAGTCAGATAGTGAGCAGTGGTATTTTCTTGGAGACAATGCTGGTGGTCGTGCCCTTGGAGCTACCCACTTCCCATTCCGTGTTGTTGGTAATGCTACGGACACTATTAGTTTTGTGCTAAACAATACCGTTATTGTTAATACTTCCACTCGTGCTCAGTTTGATATGTCTGATGTTAATGTTGATATATTAAAGCTAACAGGAGTAACATTTACAGATTTGGGAACCATTACGTTCCCTGTTCAAAATATAGGCAATAAATTTTTAGAATCTTGTACTTTTGATAACTGCGACAAAGTAATTGTATCTACAATAGATATAGATAATCTAACGGTCAATGGTAGTAATGATGCTGATGGGGCAATACTTCTAGACGAAAACCAGTCTGGAACGCAAAGTATAACAAATGTAACATTCAACTCCGATGGCACTGGGCATGGAGTTCACATCAATCCTACTGGAGCAGGGCCGTTTACATATAATTTTGACAACTGGAAATTTAATGATTATGCTACCGACGCTGGTACTGCGGCGGATCGGGCAGTTTTCATCAATCCTGTTACATCAACTGCTGATATTACTATCAATATTCTAAATGGTGGTGATACTCCTTCTGTCGATACCACTGGCTACACCGGAACGCTCACGCTGAATAATGCTGTTAATGTCACTGTTGCTGGTGTTAGCGAAGGAACCTCTGTGCAAGTCATCGCAAATGAAACTGTGGGAACTATTACAACTGGCGATGTTCTTGGCGAGGGTCTTGCTGATTCCGCTGGCGAATTTACTTTTAGCATCAACTACGAAGGAGCTTTTGGAGCGGGTCTAGATGTTATTACTAGGTGTCGCAATCAAGGCTTTCCGACTGCCGGTATTGCTTACGATCAGGGCAATATCACATTTACAGATGAAACCACAGCAAATAACAGCACAACTATAGATGATATTACTTTACTGCCTAACCTGAGATCTATTGATGACGCATATTACTGGGGACATTCAGAAACATTTAATCAGTTAAAGTTAGATATTTCTCAAGCTGCTGGTGCTGGTGTTGCTAGTCTTACATGGGAATATTGGAATGGAAGTGCGTGGACAGCCGTGACCAATTTGGTTGATGGTACAAATGAATATCAAAATTCTGGACCGAATGTTGTCTCTTGGGATGCTCCTAGTGGCTGGAGTACAACAACTGTAAATTCACAAGGACCATATTATTATATAAGAGCTAGACAAGATGCATTGTCTGGCCTTGGAACGCAACCTTTAGGAAGAAAAGTTAAGTTAGATGTGACAAGATACTTGCCATTTACGCAAAACAACACTATAACAAGTAGTGGACTCAGTGTTGTGGCAGTATGGATTGAGGATACAATTTCAAGTTTTTAGTTTTTTTTGTGTATTACAATTAGGCTGAACCAACCAACAATTATTCTTAGGAGTTTCAAATGAGTTCAATTACTATTCTCGGAGGGGATTGGGAAATTCTCTTTGATGATGAGAAAAACCAAAACGGCGGAACTAATGCCGTGGCTGGAATGAGAACCATCCAGCATACAGGTGCTAGTGAAACAGTTTATACAACAAACCAGCTTTATTCTGCTGTAGCAGATGCGGCTGATGATTTTATTGCTATGGGTTTCAGGAATCCAATGCTTCCTGTTACGCCAAACGCTTATACAATGGAAAATCAATACTTTATTCCTCGTAGTTCTACTCAGTACCTTAAAGAAGGTGCTATTACCGCAGACTGGAGTTTGACGGGAACCAGAACTGGTGACGGTGTTGTTAAAGTTGGCTATGTGATTGGTGCGGGGAGTAACTTCGCTACCTCTGATATTGGGTCGCAAATTACTCAGGCTGTTACCGGTCATACCGGAACTTTGCTTGACTTTGACGTTGATCAGGATGGCACTTTAGCTGCTTGGATTCGTCCCGACGATCCTGCCACCGACACGTTCTCTGGAACAGGTGCTTTAACTGCTGAAAGCACAAACGGTCCTGACACCAGTATTGCTGGTGTCAATGGTGAACATATCTTCTCTGCTATTCAGGCTATTGGTAGTGTTCCTACCGCTACAGAGGTTTACCTAATTCAGAATCGTCAGAAAGTTGCAAGCTGGGATGATACATTCCAATGGTGGGCAACTGACGCAGATGCTTCTCTTGGTATTATCTCGATTCTGATTCAAGTTAAAGATAGTGGAACTTTGATTGCGGATGGTGACGTTGAGGTTTTCGCTCGACGATATACCGCTCTGTACGATAACTTCCGTCTTAACGTTGCTGGTGGTGGTTTCTCCGCTCTCCCGCTTGCTTCTGCTCCAGATATTAACAATACTACAGGTTATCGAAGTCTGGATGTTACTGGAGCTACTGCGAGCGTATGGACAGTTGGAGATGGTATTTTCAGTACCACTGGTGGTGGTAGTACATGGGCAGACGCCGCTTCAAAAGGTGTTATTACCAACGTTGTTAATCCTACTACAACTACACCTACTATCGAGTATTACCTTGTTGGTGACTTGACCGACTTTAGTAACGCTGATGTTTTGCAAGAGTATGACTTTTCTGCTGCCGCCAATGGTACTGGCGATGGTAGTGTTAATGGTGCTCCTACCAATACTAGCGGTGGACCGGCTGACAGTAGTGCTGGTGAAGGTGGCACAGTTACAATAACGCTTGATCACACCGATGTCGATCATGACGGTAATGGTACACCAGAGCCTTATTCTATCACTGTTGATTGCCAAAGCGATGTTCCTATTGCAAAAGTTTACGAGCGTATTAAGTACGTTACTCGTCGCGGTCAAGATAATAGCTTCTGGGACACTAACTCTTCAAACATGCCCGGAGAAACCTACCGA